ACGTCATTGGGAACGAGGCTGGCAATTTCCTCATACATTTTGGCGCCGATCACCATTTGGATGTCGGGGTCCGTGGCCTTCTGGTATTGCGCGGCGTAATCCTTTAGCTTCGCCGCAACCTCTGGTGTCAGCGTCGGGATGCTCTTGGACTGCGAGACGCGAGAGACAAACTCAGAGTCCGTCATGTCGCCGGCTTTAAGCCTGTCTTGCAACATGCTGATAGCCTTCTTGTTGCTGGCTTGAGGCGCCAGCGTGGCCGCCAATTCGCGCCGCCCCGCAGCCATCGAGGAATAAAAGCCGTCCGTAAGATTCTTGGCCAGCGACTGCGACTCGCTTTTGGAGATGCCGGCACCCACAAACATTTCCAAGACGGAATCCTTGGCCATGTCGCGGTTGTCGGCCTTGAGCAACACGTCGCGCGCCCCGACAAGCAGGGCCTCCGCTGCCGTCTTGTCGCCAATGCGGCGACCAACGCGGGCCTTGATTGTCTCGCCGCCATAGGGAGTCTCGCCAATGGCCTTGTTGGCAAAGTCTGTCCGCATGTTGCCAAGTTGCCCGCGCACCCCTTGCAATGCCTGTTGGTCGGCGAGGATTTGCTTCTGCCTGTCTTCGGGCAATGATCCGATATACTTGCCGATCTGCTTTTGTGCGAAGACGGTGATGCCTTCCGGCGTCATGCGCGGAAGCAACTGGTAAATGCTGATGGCTTGACCGGCGGACGTTCCGATCTCGCTCAAATCCATGACAAGCGCTGCCTGCTTGTCGTGTTCGCCGAGCGCGCCCAGCTTGCCGGCCGCCTCCATGCCGATGGCAATGTCCACGGGCGAGGGGAGAACTTTCGTCTGCACGAACTCACGGATGCGCGTCTGCGCAGCGTCAAGCCCGTTAGTGTTTACCCAATCCTTGGCCGCCTGCACTGCCTGCGGGAAAGTGTAAGAGCCATAGAAGCTGCCGAGCTGTTCCTTGGCTGCCGGCGTAATGGCGTCTGACTCCATGGCCTTCTGTTCAAAGGTGCGCGGCTTGGCTTCGCCGCCTTCTGGCAGGGGCGACGGCTCGGGGATGTTGCCGCTGCGGTCTAGTGGGGTTGAGGTTGGGGCGGGAGATTCTGCGGCTGGCTGCTCCATAGGCACCGCCGTTGCCGGAATGTTTATGCCGGGTTGCGTCAACTCCACGTCCACGGGGGCGGCCGGTTGCGGCATTCCGCGACTCTCTGCTTGCTGCAACCTTGTGCCGATAGCGACCTCTGCCATGCCGGGAGCAATCCCTCCGACACCTGTGGCAATGATGGCTCGGCCGCTGGTGATCTGGCCCTCTTGGTTAAGCTGTCCCGTGGCCTCGCCACCCATGCCAAGCAGCGACTGGAGCGCCGTCTCGATGGCGCCACGGCCGATCTTTTTCATAACGCTAACTGGCTTTTGCCCAAGCAAGCGCCCGCCGAGCAACATGCTTCCGGCATCAAAAAGGGCAACGGGAATAGCCTTCTTGTCGGCAAACTCGCGTGCCACTTGCATCCTTTCGGGATCTTGCAGTGCGGCAGACAGTGCTTGCGGATCGTTCATGGGAACGCCCGCTTCCTCCAGCGAGCGAAGGATGCCATCACTGGCCTCCAATGCGCGGCTGGCCGAGAATGCGGCTTGGGTCAATCCTGCCCGTGCCCCGACCGCTGCGCCGGGGATTGCACCGATGCCGGCCCCGACGGCGCCCGCTGCCGTTCCGGCCGCCGTGCCAACGATGAGGCTGGCCGGTCCCTTGTCGATCATCTGCTCGCCAAAAGAAACGAGCGTTTCCGTGAGAAGTTCGCCCATCACCGAGACGGGATTGCTGACAAACGCATTCCAGCTTTCGGCCGGGGTCAGTTCGTCATTCATCGCCGCCATATATTCGGGCGATGGCATGACTTCCCGCATGGCAGACTGGAGTTCTATGACCCTGTTTGCATCGGGTTGCTCTTGCGAAAGCTCTGTGGCAAGACGGCTTTGGAGATAGCCGCGCCTTCCAGCGTTGGAGATATTGCCCAGCGTGCTAATGACTACATTGTCACGCTCAACATCGGGCGCATCCGCGACAAACCCCACACCGAAGTCGTCGTCTGGGACAAAATCAATGGGGGCTGCGTCCAATGGATCGGGAGATCCGGTGGCTGCGGTGTCGTCTGGGATGAAATCGACAACCATGTTAAGGCGCCAACTGGAATCCTTGTTTTATTGCTTGGTCAACTTGGGCTGCCGGGATGATTCCCATGCGGCCGTCAGGCGAAATGACTCGCACGGATTGCGCTTGCTGCGGAGATTGCGGTGACGGTGCGGGAACAGCAGATGGTGCGGGGGATGGCGCGGGCGTTTGCTGCGGTGCAGCCTGTCCCGGCGTGTAGGTGCCAAGCGGTGCGGCGTCTTCGCCGAGGTCAATTCCTGCGGCATATCCCTTCACCTGTTGCCCCGTGCGCGGATCAATGATAGGTGCGGCGTTTGTCGCGTTTGCCATCGTGAACATGCCCTGCTGAGTGTTCAGCGTCTTCGGTTCAATGACCATTGGTTCACCATCGGGCTTAATAAGCACGTCAATCACGCGCCCCTCGGCGTTGGTGATGGACATGAACTTTGGTTCGGATTGCGGACCAGCAGACAAAGCCTGCATCCGCATGTCGTTGAACTTCTTTGCTTGGTCGGCAATGAACTTGAACTCGGGCGAGTCAGTGCGCATCCGCACACCGCGCACGCCCATGACTTCGTTTGCGAACCGCCGAAGATCATACATCATCGGCGCATTGGTGTTGGTTAGCGCGTCCATTTTTAGAAATCAAAGAAGTCAGAGTCCGCTGCCGGCATGCCGCCGCCACGACCTCCATACAATCCGCTCATGGCCTCGGCATAATCCTTGTAGCCCTGCTTCTTTTGCAGAGATTGGAACATCGGCGAGGCAATCGCTTGGAAGATGAACGGGCGGACGTTGTCGTCGAGCTGGTTGTAGTTGTTGAGGAATCCTTTTGGCAAAGCGCCAGCATCGGCCATCACGCCAACCGCAGAGTCCATGCCCTTGAGCATGTCCTTCTTGTCTTTGTATTTGCCGTAGATCCCGCCGATGGCGGAAAGCGCTCCGCCAATATCTTGGCCAAGCTGGTTATACATATTGGCCTGCGTGTTGGCTGATGCGATCTGGCCGGCGGCGGTGATCTCGCCGCTGCGGTCGTTGACTGTTGGACTGTATGCAAACATAGTTTTGTTCTCCTTGTTGTTAAGCCGCCACGCGGCCGTCGATGATTCTTGCGATGGGGCGACCGGCCACATCCTCTGACTTGTGCGCAAAGCCCTGTTCGGGAATCGCGTGATCCTCGTAGGGCAGATAGGCGGACACATTGTTCACCTCGGCCTGCACCTTCGGGCACCAAACCGTGGCCGGCGCCTTGCGGCTCATGCAAGCCGTGCAGACATGCAGGTAATCCGCATTGTGCGAGCGGTCGGCGAGGTGATGCCATCGGCCATCGCTGTCCTTGCCGTAACGAGTCTCGTCATTCGGCACGCCCTCTGCTTCTAGGTAATTCCACACATCCTCATCGCTCCAGTCGCGCAAGAGGAAAAGCTGGTCGGGCGCATCCGGCGTGCGGCGCACATCCATGGCCAACGGCAACTGGCCCTTGATCGGGTCAACGTCGGCTGACTTTTGGCCATGGAAACATGCATCCCACGGCCAAGCAAAGGTGCCAAGCGGGCGCTGCAATACATCCATGCCGCACCGCCAAGGCTTGCCCTCGGCCGGCGCCTGCGTTCCCACCGCCACCATGCACGCCGTCTGCTGGCCCCATTGCTGGTATTTAAGGAAGTCAATCTGGTGCGATCCATCCGGTGCCGTGCCGTCAGTCAGTGAGATGCGGCTGGGCGCCCAGTCATAGACATCCAGATCCCACTCGCGGGTCAGCCGGTCACTCAGCTCATAGCGTTCCCGCATCCAAGGCTCGCGCCACTGGACGCAAGGCAACTTCGCACCAACCTTATGAATGAGGAGATGCAAGAGTGCCGTCGAATCCTTGCCGCCAGACCACAAGACCACCGGATTGCGGTATTGCCGCAACCAGTTCTCAGCCTTTCGGCAAGTGTCTGTGACAAGGTCGATCATTAGAGTGCCAACCCGGCGCCGGTGAGCAGTCCGCCGCCGATACCGCCCATCATTCCCATCATGCCAGACTGCCCCATAGCTCCTGACTGCATTGCTGCGGCCTGCATGGCGGCGTTACTGTTAAGGATGGCGTTGCGGTTGCTCGCCGCCATGTTGGTATTGAACGAGAAAACATTGCCCGCCTGCTGAAGCGAGTTGCCAAAGATGTTCCCAACCTGCTGTGTCGTATTCCCCAGCGTTCCCATTCCGAGCTGGAACGCCGGTCCCAGCGCCTGCCGGTAAGGGTCCATGTCACCATAGAGCGTGCCGAGACCAAGGCGCCGCTGTGAGCGCATCTGGTCATTGGCCAGCGCCTGCTGTGAGACACTCGACAGGAATCCACGGTTGTTATTCACCTGATTCATGTTCGCCTCTTGGTTCGCCATCTGCGAGTTGAGCAGGAACTGGCCGAGTGTCGTGTCGCGCACTTGGTTGAGGCGCTGTGCATCCATGCGCGCCGCTTGATTGGCGAGGGCGGTCTGCTGGGCGAACTGTGCGTCCGTCTGGCCGCGCGTCAGGTCGCTTGCTTGGTTGAGCCGCTGCGCGTCCATCATCGCCGCTTGATCGGAAAGCGACATCTGACCGGCGAGCGCTTGGTTGCCTCGGTCGGCTTGCAGTGCCATCTCCGCTCCTGCCATCTGGCGCTGGATGTCGGCGTTCTGCACGTTTTGCGCGAAGGACAAGTCCTCCATGTTGCGCTGGCGGGAGTAACGGTCGCGGTTCAGCAGCTCGGCCGCAAGACCGGCGTTTCCTGTTGCCATGCCGCGAGCAGCCATACCGGCTCGGGCCGACTGCACGGCATCGCGGCTGGCCTCGGCAGAGAGCCGTCCGCCGCTGGCCACGCGGTTCATGGCCTCGCCGACTAGCGACTGGCCGAGGGCACCGGCGCCGACTTCGCGGGCGCGGACATCGCCGACTCGCTGTGCATTTACTCCGCGAACGTCACGCACCGGACCCATCTGCGCGGCGTTGGCCAGATTGGCGCGCACGTTGCGGATGTTGGTCGGCGCGGAGATTTGATCCGGCCGGTAAGACATGGCGTTGGCGCCAAGGGCGCGCATCTGGTTCTCCAGAGCGCTCGGCCCCATGTCGCGGCCCATCTCATCGAGGATGGTCTGGCGGGCAAACTGGGAGAACTGGTTGTCGAGGTTGCGCGAGAGCTGGTCCGCTGTGCCAAACTGCATGCGGATATACTCAGGGTATAGCCGTTTGATCGCCGCTTCTTCCTCTGCGCTTTGGGCGCGGGCCACGCGAATGCTCGCCTCGGCCATTGCATTGTAATCAATCGGCGCCGGTGCGGCTGGCACTGGCTGCGGCGCTGGTGATGATGATTTTCCACCCATATAATTATCCTCCTGTTTTCTTAATTAGTTTGTCCCAATCGTAGACGCGCGGCTCAAAGCTGCCCCTGCGGCACCATGCCGCGTATTGCTGCGGCCGAGTCGCCACGCGCATAAACTCCCGCACAGGGTTTGCGCGGCCAGCAGCAGCAGCCAGAGTGACGAACCAAGTGTTAGGCTCGCCGTCTTCAAAGCGTTCTTCCTCCGCGTTCCACCGCAGCTCCGAGGCCAGCAGAAAGACTTCCGGCGTGGCGTGGACTAAGCCGGACGACAGATGCTCGCCGACAAGCTCCCAGAAGTCTTGCGTCGAGTGGTTGTCCCACCATTGTTTTGCCTTTTGCCATGGGGTCATCGGAAGATAGAAGCCGTTACTGTAGGCGGATCATCTGGAACGCCGTCAGCGCCGCTTGTTGATCCAATACGGCAGTTTATGTTAAACGAACCAGCAGCCGGTGTTGTGAGGTGGCCGATAGTTACTCCAGAAGAGCCGCGAGCCGTGGTGACCGTCCCCTCATGCGTTGCCAATGCTATCGCATAATTTGCGTCTGGCATGGCCGTGGTGAAAGTAATCGTGTAATCGCCAACTCCATTACGAAGAACGCTTGCTACGTTGCCTGATCCGCGAAGAAGTCGGTTTGTATTAGCGGTTGACACGGCTCCAGTTGTGTCTTTCGTCCCATCAAAATTGACCCAAGCCCTGCACGCAAAAATCGGCGGCGAGTTGTCGGCGTTCAGCGCCTTTTTGACTTCACCAGCATTGGCGGCAAGGGAGAGCTTGGCGTCGGTGACGGCATCGTCGGCAATCCGCGCAATCGGTAAAGTGCCGGTGGTGAGCTTGCTGGCGTCAATGTCGCTGGCCAGCTTGGCGTTGGTCACGTTAGCATCCACAATCTTCGCCGTGCTGACACTGCCGTCCGCGATGGCGCTGGCGGTGCCGGTGAGGTTGCCGGTGAGGTTGCCGGTCACGTTTCCGGTCACGCTACCTGTCAACGCGGCCGTGATTGTTCCGGCTGAGAAATTTCCGCTGGCGTCCCGCGCCACAATGGCATTGGCCGTGTTGGCGTTGGTCGCTGTAGTTGCAGAGTTGGAGACTTTGCCAGCCGTGGAAATTGTGGCCAGCTTAGTGTCGGCAATGTCTGCCGAGGCGTTGATGTCTGCATTCACGATGGTGCCGTCTACCAAGTTGGCAGAGGCGACGGTGATAGCTGTGGGCAGGGCGCCGGTCGCCAGCTTACCGAGATCAATGGCTGCCGCACTCGCTACGTCCGCGTTGACGATGCTCAAGTTGTCAATGTTTGCCGAGGACACTGTCACGTTGGTCGGCAGCGCACCGGCGGCCAGCTTGGTCGTGGGCAGCGAGGCGTCGGCGATTCTGGCCGCAGGCAGCGTGCCGGTGGTGAGTTTGCTTGCATCAAGACCGCTGGCGACCTTGGCATTGGTGACTTCGCCATCGGCGAGGGTGACGGTCGGCGTGGCTGCCGAGTTGAGTTTCGTCGGGGTAACGGTTTCCCCGCTCGTCCATGTGTATCCTGCTGTTACTGTTGCCATGATTGTTCTCCTTATTGTTTAAGCTGCGTTGCGCGTTTCGGTCGGTGGGTTGCTTGGCCCTGCGGCTTCGATGCTGACGTTGCGGATCTCCGGTCGGTTGGCCGTGGTTAGAAATTCAAGCTCGCAATAGTGAGCCTTTTGCCGGATCGGCTGCTTGAGTGTGTAATCTTCGGATAGACCGCTAAGATTCGTCTGCCCCGGCACCAGCGTAATTTCCGAGTCGGGATTGGTCAGGCGCGCCTTGACGGTGATGCTGGCGGTATCCGGCAGCACCACATCCGAAAGCGAGCGAAGGAATCGCTTATTGTGCATGCTTCCCATGCCATAGCGGCGCGTGACTATGCGTCCAGACACGGTGCCGACATATCCGGTGATGGATGGGTCGGGCGCGTTGTCGCCAGCCTGCTCCTCGTTGAGCATCATAATGGTGCCCGCTTGGCTTGTTGCCATGACGCGGCGGCGACTGCCTGCGGTGACGATCAAGAGGTCATCAATGCCGAAGCCATAGTTGTCGCGGGTCTCCCACTGCTCATTGAGCGCCGACCAAATAAAGAGCCACGCGGCGGGGTTGACGCCCGCTGTCTGCGGAACCGAGAGCAAGTAGCGGTTGTCGTGCCAGACGCCGACAGCGTTTTCGGAGGCGGCCGGATCTAACTGCTCAAACTGGTCGGCAATCGGATCGCTTAGTGGCTTGGTGTCGCCGCGCAGTTGCAGGTCGAGGCGAGCGTCGAGGCGATAGACACCTGCGTCACTTAGGAAGAAAACATACTGACCGGCCACGGCAATCGTCTTGCGGGCGAGGCATCCGACCTCGTCGGTTAGCAGCTCCAGCTTGGAAAGTGGGGTGTCGATACTGAAGTCTGATCCGTCTGTGCTGGAGAATTGCGCCACGGTTGCCAGCCAGATCGACTTGCGCATGAAGACCAAGAATTTGCCTTCGACCCAAGGCTGCACGGCGACCAAGTAGTCGTTGCTGCCTTGATTGGCACGGAAGCTCTGCCAGAACGGATCGTAGACCTCGGGGTCCAGCCAGTCTGAAAGCAGAACGCCATCACGGCCGCTCGGAACTACCAAACGGTTGTTCGTATAGACCGCCCACGGCACTGAGGGCAGTGACTTGTAGGTGGAACCCGCTGATGGCACACCGGCAGGGCTGCGGACAAAGTCGGTCGATGGGTCGAGATCCCAGTAGAGAGGCGCCTTCACTCGGCGAACGGTGCGGCCGGTGGTAGTCGTGTCCTGTGCGGCGCCGCTTGGCACCGTAATCGTGAAAGTGTCCGTGGCCGCCGTGGCGATGTCGTATTCCACGCCATCGAAGGCGGCGACACTACTTCCCTCGATGCGCACGCGCATGTTGGCGCTGTAGCCATGCGCCGTGAGGTTGACCGTGGCCGTGGTTCCAGACACCGTGATGCCGCCGCTGGTGACACCCTTGGACTGCCAGCCTTCCTTGTTGGTGCTGGCCTCGCGCAGCAGGTAAAGCCGATTGAAGGCTTGCACCATACTGACCTTGTCCGTTGTCTCAATCGTCTCGCCCGCCGGATACGTCAGCGTGTCGGGCAAAAGGGTGGACAAAATTTCTTCGCCAGCGTTGGTCACGATCTCCTCGTCAGGATTGACGCCATCCGTTGCCAAGATCGGTCCGCTGCCCCACTGGGCGCTAAACCCGCTGCCGTCATCGAAGATTTGCAGATACGCTTCGGCGGGCGCGGCCAGCACCACCAGCTCAAAGCTGTTCACTGCATCGGGCGAGCGGACTACCGCCGAGGCAAACACGCCGCCATCGTATATGGATTTGACCACCGGATCTCCGGTGCCCTCGCTCACGGCCAAGTTGAACGGAACGGTGAGCGGCGCATTGGCCGGTGCCACGCCGCTGGCCATCCGTTTGGCGCCCCGCCGAGTGCTCGCCACGCCGCGATCCAAGCGCATGTTCTCCGAGGCTTGCAGCAGACCGGCTGGAAGTGTGATCGGATTCAAGCGAGAGGCAAAGCCGACAAAACCGGCGTCGCCATCGCGCTGCACTGGACTCTCAAGGGGCATAGCTACTTTTTGGCCTCCTCCACCGCTTGCTCAAAAACCTCCTTGGGAACCACCAGATCAATCGTTGCCATCATGTCGTTCAGCCTTCCGGCGGCAAACTCCATCAGCATCCGGTTCCCGCTCACGCGGGCGGCGGCGTAGGCTTCGATGAGTTCGGCGAGTTGTTGTTTCATTGTGCGGCTTCTAAGGTTTCCACTTTGGCGGCGAGTTCTTGCACTGCCTTAACGAGTATGGGCACCAGCACGCTGTATTTGATCGACTTCAGACCGTCTTGGTCCTCGGAAATGAGCTTCGGCCAAATCGCTTCCAGCTCTTGTGCGACCATGCCAATCTGCTTGTTATCGGGGTCGCCGATGCGATTGAAGTTGACGACGCGGACTTGCTTCAGCGCGTCGAGCTTCGGCGTAGCGTCTTCGATGTTTTCTTTGATCGAAGCATCGGACAGCGCACCGTAGCTGTTGTTGAAGTTTAGAGCATTGCCATCCGCCTGCACTCGGAACACGTTGCGGTTGGTTGCGACCCAGTCGGAATGGTAGTCAATAATGCCGTTCGCGGCCAGTGTCGCGTTGCTGTAAAGAACGTGGTATCCGGTGCTCGTCCACGATGCACCGCCAACCGTCGTGTTGATGCTGGCTCCGGTTGAGTTAAATGAAACGTCGCCGTTGGCATGAACCCGCACCCGCTCCGTGTTGTTCGTCCCAAATGACAATGCAAAGTTGCCGGTGTTGGTGATCGAGCGGTTGGCTCCACTGACGGTGATGTTGTTGGCGCCCAAGGAGGCAACTTCGGCCTTTAGCTCGGTGACGGTTGCGCGTTTGGTTACGCCGGATTGTTGGACGATGATTTCGTCGGAAGCTCCGACAGTCGTGGCGTCTGGTAGTTGGGTGATTGTTTTGGCCATGTTAGGCGATGTCCTTTCTTGGGTGTGTTAAAACGTAGCTGACGGTTTTGGCGTTGTTGCGTTTCATCTCGGACTCAACGAGGGAGATGAAGGCGGGCCACTGGGCGGGCGGCAGGGTCTGGCATCCTTCGCTGTTGGTGCGGGTGATTCCGCCGCGATGGATGTTGATGCCGAAGAAGCCGGTCTCCTCCTTGCCGCCGTCGCGCTGGACGGTGACTGCATCGCCCTGCACCAGAGCTTTGTAAGGGTTGCCGCTCCGAATGCCGTGCTTGCCCAGTCGGTAGCGGTAGACGCCTGACTTGAGGGATGCGTAGCCTTTGCCGATCTTTGGGTTGATGCCGTAGCGGGCCGGATCGACGTTGGCGTTGAAGGCAACGTGCGCGTTGGGCGAGACAAGGATGATGGCATCGTCATAGATTCCGCGATCCTGCTTGCCCTTGGCGCCCATCGAGTCGCGGTAATAGCCACGAATGCCGACCAGACACACCGGATCGCTGACGTTGGCAGCCTTGAGCTGCTTCAGCGTCTCGTCGCGCTTTTGTTGTGGTCGGCTCTTGGGGATCACTTGGTTGGCTCTTTGACAGTCTTGTGGTCGAACGTGACGGTGGCTTGTTGCTTAATGAAGTCGTAGCCCAGCGTGACGCACCCAGCCGCAAGAGCAGCCCAAGACGCGGCGAGGATCGCAACTGCAATGAGTTTTGTGACGCGGGCGTGGCTCATGGAGTCAGAGGCGGGCGTTGTTGTCTTTGGCCATGACCAAGCCCCAACCGGCGAGCAGGCTCGCGGCGATGAGGCCGAGGTCGGGGATGCTGCCGTTGGCGAGGAACTCGCGGCCAGCGGTCGAGAGCGAGGCGATGATGGTGAGGATTCCGAGCAGGGTTGTTTTGTAGTTACGCATATTATTTTTGCTTCTGTTTCTTTCTTAGGTCGTGAAGGACCGAAATTAGGGTGACGATGCCGACCGCGAGGCCGACACACAGACCAGCGACTCGCAGGGTTGTTTCTAGGTGAGGGAGCATTGAGAAGACGCTTGAGCCGATGCTAGTAACCGTTCCAAGCACACCTTTCTCGGTGGTGCTCATGTTATGATGAAAATACGACAGGCTCATCGTCCGGCTCCTCACTATTTGCGGTAGGCAATCACCGTGCCGCTGTGCAGCTTGATGGCACTGAAGAAGCCGTCGAGGGTCGTGCCTGCTTTGATGAGCGCGGCGCTGGCCTCGGTGGCGTTGGCGGCGCCGGTGAGGTTGCCGGTCAGCGTGTGGAACTTTGTATCGGTCATCACGTCGATGGAGACGATGTCAGCGGTGACGGTGTTGGTGTCGCCGATGAATTGGCTGCCGGACGTGCGGTTGGTGATGCGGGTATTCGGGTGCATAATTTAGTA